TTAAATCATGGCAAAAAGAAAGACGGCCAAGGTCAAAGACCTTAGGCCAAGTAAAATTAATGATGAGCAATTAGAAAAGTTGCAAAGTATTGTATCTGCAATAAATGAAAGCAACGCTAACTTAGGTAGGTTAGAAGTTCAAAAACACCAAATGCTGCACCAGCAGGAACAAATGCAAACAGCTATTAAAGAACTTCAACAGTCTCTTGAAGAAGAATACGGTAAAGTTGATATAAGTATTCAAGACGGAACTATAAAATATCCAGAAGATGTCGAAACTGATACGAAAAATTAGTATCGGCAAAGATTATAAGAATGACGCCATGCACTATGCCGTTGGGCAAGAAGTGTATGGTGGTCATACTATTTGTGATATTATAGAGGAAGAAAACAAGTTTTCTGTTTACATTAGAAAAGGTAAGGATGTTTTACCTTGGAAAGACTTTAACAAAAACATGGCTGTTTCAGTCGAATATAACCTTCAGTATTAATGAAAAGCGTTTACGGCTTTGTTATAACGCCTGTTGGTCAAAGATACAACAATGTCAAGAAGGTTGGTGATAAAGATTTAATAGTTAACAGCGAAATATTTAATCACCAGCACGTTAACAGGTTGGCTAAAGTTTTAGCTGTACCTACTGTTGGAAAAACAGACATTAAAGTTGGAGATGAAGTTATAGTTCACCACAACGTTTTTAGAAGATGGCACGACGTTAAAGGTAGAGAAAAAAATAGTAGGAGCTTTATTGACGAGCAAACCTACGTTGTTTCTATAGATCAAATATTTTTAATTAAAAGAGACAATAAATGGATAGCTCCAAATGGCTATTGTTTTGTAAAGCCTATAAAAGCTATCGACAAGTTTAACACTGATCCTGAAAGACCTTTAGTGGGTATTGTTAAGTATTCAGACGGAACTGTAGACGTTGGTGATTTAGTTGGTTTAAGACCTAAGTCTAAATATGAGTTTATTGTTGACGGGCAAAGGTTATATAGAGTATTATCAAGTTTTATTACAATTAAGTATGAATATCAAGGAGACGAAGAAGAGTATAATCCAGGCTGGGCATAAAGCGGTTGAAGAACTCATTAAGGTGGCAAAAGAGGCTATCGTTGACAGTGGCGATGATATTACTGCTGACAGACTTAAAAACGCCGCTGCGACGAAGAAACTCGCTATATTTGATGCATTCGAAATACTTAACAGAATACAAGAGGAAGAGGCGATACTCGATGGAAAAGAACCTGAAGAAAAAAAAGAACGTGTATTTAAAGGATTTGCTGAAGGAAGATCTAAATGAGTTACGAGCAGACACTATATAAGATAATTGAACCTGTCAGGTCAAACACCATAAAAAGGCTTAACAAGTCTAAGAAGTGGAAGTATGGCTACGACAAGGAGAATGATATTGTAGTAATATCTAAGACTGGTCAAATCGGTGAGATATACGATATACAAGGTCTTAAAATAGCTCTACCTCTAGCTCCAAAGAATATATATAAAAACGATAAAGACAAGTGGGTTGCGTTTGAACAGCCTAAAGAGCTTAGTAAGCTGAAAAGTATATTTGACTGGAAGAACTATCCTGAAGAACAGAAGGACAAGTGGTTTGACTATATAGACGAAGAGTTTAAACGTCGTGAAGATGGATTTTGGTTTAGCAATAATGGTAAGCCAACTTACATTGTAGGTACACACTATATGTATTTACAATGGACTAAGATTGACGTTGGTCGCCCTGATTTTCGTGAAGCCAATAGATTATTCTTTTTATTCTGGGAGGCTTGCAAAGCCGATACCAGAAGCTATGGTATGTGTTACCTTAAGAATAGACGTTCTGGTTTCTCCTTCATGTCTTCTGCAGAAACTGTAAATCAAGCTACAATATCAAGCGATAGTAGGTTTGGTATATTGTCAAAGTCTGGTGCTGATGCTAAGAAGATGTTTACGGACAAGGTTGTACCTATATCTATTAACTACCCTTTCTTTTTCAAACCTATTCAAGACGGTATGGATAGACCAAAGACAGAGCTTGCTTATCGTGTACCAGCTAGTAAACTTACTAGACGTAAAATAACATCAAATGAGAAGCTTGAAGAGCTTGCGGGACTAGATACTACAATTGACTGGAAAAATACAGGAGACAACAGCTATGATGGTGAGAAGTTATCACTATTAGTGCATGATGAAAGTGGTAAGTGGGATAAACCTGATAACATATTAAACAACTGGCGTGTAACTAAAACCTGCCTTAGACTAGGTAGCAAAGTTATCGGTAAGTGTATGATGGGCTCAACAAGTAACGCTCTTGATAAAGGTGGTGAAAACTTTAAGAAATTATATAACGACAGTGATGTCACAAAACGAAATAGAAATGGTCAAACAAAATCTGGTTTATATGCTTTGTTTATTCCAATGGAATGGAACTTTGAAGGATTTATTGATGAGTATGGACAGCCTGTCTTCACTACTCCAGGACGAGATGTTCATGGACCAGACGGTGAACTAATAGACATAGGTGTCATTGACCATTGGGATAATGAAGTAGATGGATTAAAAGACGATCAAGATGCTTTAAATGAATTTTATCGTCAGTTCCCAAGAACTACAGAACACGCTTTTAGAGACGAAACTAAAAATAGTCTATTTAATTTATCTAAGATATATGAGCAAATAGATTATAACGAAGGGCACAGAAACTCTTCTGTTATAACAACAGGATCATTTCAATGGGTTAACGGTGTTAAAGACACTCAAGTGTTATTTACTCCAGACCCAAACGGTAGGTTTAAAGTAAGCTGGGTTCCAGATAGAAATCTACAAAATAGAGTGATACTTAAAAATGGAATTAAATACCCAGGAAACGAACATGTTGGAGCTTTTGGTTGCGATAGTTATGATATTAGTGGCACAGTTGATGGTCGAGGATCCAACGGATCTCTTCATGGACTGACCAAGTTTAGTATGGAGTCAGCTCCTGCTAACACGTTTTTCTTGGAGTATGTTGCTAGACCACAGACCGCTGAGATATTCTTTGAGGATATACTAATGGCTTGCGTATTTTATGGTATGCCAATATTAGCAGAGAACAATAAACCAAGATTACTATACTACTTTAAGCGAAGAGGCTACAGAGGGTTTAGTATGAATAGACCAGACAAGATTTGGAACAAGCTATCTACTACTGAAAGGGAAATAGGTGGTATGCCAAACTCTAGTGAAGATATAAAGCAGGCTCATGCAGCGGCAATTGAAATGTACATTAACGATCACGTTGGGATAAAGCAAGAAGGTGATTACGGGACGATGTATTTTAATGAGACGCTGAACGACTGGGCTAAGTTTGACATAAACAAAAGAACAAAGCATGATGCTTCGATTAGTTCTGGTTTAGCTATAATGGCTTGTAATAGGCATTTGTACAAACCTGTAGCTAACAACAAAAGCAATAAGGTTAACATAAGTATGGCTAGATATACGAACGACGGTTTTTCGTCACAAATAATTAAAAATTAAGCATGGCTGATTCAGTTATAAAAAGTTATTTCCCAAGTCAAGTAGTTAGCGATATTGAAAAAGTTAGCTACGACTATGGTATGAAAGTTGCTAAAGCTATCGAGAGCGAATGGTTTAGTGACGGCTACAATAATAGGTATCTTAACAATCAAAATAATTTCCACAGATTAAGACTATACGCTAGAGGTGAGCAGTCTATACAGAAATATAAAGATGAATTGTCTATCAACGGTGACTTATCTTATTTAAATCTAGACTGGAAGCCTGTACCTATCATACCTAAGTTTGTTGATGTAGTAGTTAACGGCATAGCTGAAAGAACCTACGATATAAAAGCTTATTCACAAGATCCGTTTGGCGTTCAAAAAAGAACTGATTACATGGAGGCTATATTAGCTGACATGAGGTCTGAAGAGTTAAACTCTTTCTCAGAGCAAGCCTTAGGTGTGAATATAAGAAACTTTGACAAAGATCAGCTACCTAAAGATGAGGACGAGTTAGCGTTACATATGCAGCTAGATTACAAGCAAGCTGTCGAGCTAGCCGAAGAACAGGCTATAAGTGTTCTCATGGAAGGTAATAGATACGAGCTAACCAAAAAAAGATTTTTTTACGATCTAACAGTATTAGGCATTGGCGCTGTGAAAACTTCTTTCAACTCATCTGAAGGTGTTGTTATAGACTATGTAGACCCAGAGAACTTAGTGTACTCTTACACTGACTCACCATACTTTGAAGATGTATATTACGTAGGTGAAGTAAAAACCATACCTATTAACGAACTGACTAAGCAGTTTCCACACTTAACTCAAGAAGATTTAGAAGAGATAAATAAAAATAGCGCTAGAGACGACGGTAGATATAATACCAGAATGTCTGGCAACAGTAGGTACACTGATAATAACCAAGTGTCGGTATTATACTTTAACTATAAAACGTATATGAACGAAGTATACAAGGTTAAAGAAACAGGTAGTGGTGCTGAGAGAGCTATAGAGAAAGACGACACGTTTAATCCTCCTGAAGATATGGAGGCAAACTTTAGTAAGGTTAGTAAGTCTGTAGAAGTGTTATACGAAGGAGCTAAAATACTAGGTACAGAGAAATTACTCAAATGGGAGATGTCTAAGAACATGATGCGACCTAAAAGTGATTATACTAAGGTTAAGATGAATTATTCTATTGTAGCGCCTAGAATGTACAATGGTAAAATAGAATCATTAGTTAGTCGTATTACAGGGTTTGCTGATATGATTCAGTTGACACACTTGAAGTTACAACAAGTGATGTCAAGACTTGTGCCAGACGGAGTTTACTTAGACGCTGATGGTTTAGCTGAAATAGATTTAGGCAATGGAACAAACTATAATCCACAAGAAGCTTTAAACATGTTCTTCCAAACAGGTTCTGTTATTGGTAGATCAATGACTGCTGATGGTGATATGAATCCAGGTCGAGTACCTATTCAAGAAATATCATCTGGTAGTGGTGGTGCCAAAATGCAAAGCTTAATTGGTACATACAACTATTACCTTCAAATGATTCGTGACACGACAGGACTGAATGAAGCTAGAGATGGTAGTACGCCAGATAAAAATGCTTTAGTAGGTGTTCAAAAGTTAGCTGCTGCTAATTCAAACACAGCGACTAGACATATACTTCAAGCTGGGTTATTCTTAACGTCTGAAGTAGCCGAAGCTTTATCACTTAGAATCTCTGACATTATAGAGTACTCGCCAACAAAAGATGCTTTTATACAAGCTATTGGTGCTCACAACGTGGCTACGCTTGAAGAAATGTCTCAGCTACACCTATATGACTTTGGAATATTCTTAGAACTTGCTCCTGACGAAGAGGAGAAACAGATGCTTGAGAACAATATTCAGCAAGCTCTTCAACAGCAGAATATAGATTTAGAAGATGCTATAGACTTGAGAGAAATAAAAAATATTAAACTAGCGAATCAATTGCTAAAGATTCGTAGAAAAGAAAAGCAGGAAAGAGATAGAGCTATGCAGCAAGAAAATATTCAAATGCAAACTCAGTCTAATGCTCAAGCCGCTCAAGCCGCTGCGCAAGCAGATGTTCAGAAAAATCAAGCTATTAGCCAAATGGACATGCAAATGGAACAGATGAAGGCTCAGATAGATATGCAGAAAATGCAGCAAGAAGCTGAACTTAAAAAGCAGTTAATGCAAATAGAGTTTCAAATGAACATGCAGTTGAAGCAAGCTGAAGTTGCGGGTATGAAGTCTAGAGAAAAAGAAAAAGAAGATAGAAAAGACGAAAGAACGAAAATACAAGCTTCACAGCAAAGTGAGCTTATAGATCAAAGAAAGACAGGTGGTTCGCCTAAAAAGTTCGAGTCATCAGGTAATGATCTACTTGGTGGATTTGACTTAGGCGGATTTTAACCTAATCACTAATTTATATTTTATATTATGGAAGAAAACAAAAACGACGACAACACTGTCAAAATAGACATGAATAATTTAACACCACAAAATGAGGAAGAGAGCGTAACTAAAGTTGACTTTAGCAAACCTCCTGTGGTTGAAACCGAAACCAATGAAGAACCAGTTAAAGATGACGGAGCTGACGAGGCAAGAGTGGCTGGAAGCGATGAAAGTACCGACGCCGTTGAGAAACAAGAAGAAGTACAGACGGAAGCAGAAGCACAAGAAGCTCCAGCCTTAGAAGAAGTAACTGAAGAAGAGGTTGCAGAAGAAGTTGTGGCTGAAAACCAAGTTGATTTAGAAGACTCTATAGCTGAGGCGGAAGCTACAGGCAAGCCATTACCAGAGAATATTCAAAAAGTCGTAGACTTTATGGAAGAAACTGGTGGCACACTTGAGGATTACGTCAACTTAAATAAAGATTACTCTGATGTTGACAACCTAACGGCATTAGAAGAGTACTATAAAAAGACTAAGCCGCATTTATCGGCTGATGAAATAGATTTCTTAATAGAAGATCAATTTAACTTCGATGAAGATTTAGATGACGAAAAAGATATTAAGAGAAAAAAGCTAGCGCTAAAAGAGCAAGTTGCCAGCGCAAAGGCCTACTTAGACGGGCAAAAGTCTAAATATTATGATGAGATTAAGGCTGGTTCAAACCTTCCGCCAGAGGCGAAAAAGGCTATAGACTTCTTTAATCGATATAACGAAGAAAGCGAGCAGAATAACAAAGCAGCTGAAAAAGCTAAATCTACTTTCTTACAAAAGACCGATCAGGTTTTTAACGACAAGTTCAAAGGTTTTGAATACAACGTCGGAGATAAGAATTATAGATTTAACGTAGGCAATGCTGATGAGGTTAAGAATACTCAGAGCGACATTAACAACTTCGTCAAAAAGTTTTTGGCAGAAGATAATACGATGTCAGACGCTAAGGGTTATCACAAATCTCTATTCACAGCAATGAACGCAGACGCTGTTGCTAAGCACTTTTACGATCAAGGCCGATCAGATGCTATCAAGGATAGTGTTGCAAAAAGTAAAAACGTTAATATGGACCCAAGACAAAGTCATGGTGAAGTAAAGGTTGGCGGAAAAAAGTTTAAAGTGCTAAGTGGTGATTCTTCAAATTCTTTAAAAATTAAAATGAAACGAAA